CACCTTGCTTTAACATTCCGAAGCTCAAATGGAAATCAAGACTTTTATTATGGGGATAGAATAAATGACAATGCTTGGCACCATTTAGTTCTTACTTTTAACAATGGAGAATACGCTTTATATAAAGATGGTATTGAACATATAGCAGGTACAACTACTAATTTTTTAAACAATACAACACCGTCATTTGACACATATTTTGGTAATAGGTGGAATAGAAATGAAAGCGGTGTTATAGCGGGGCAGATAGATCAAATTAGAATTTATGATGGCCCATTAACCGCAGCAAGTGTAACAGCTTTATATAATGAATCTACATCACAAAACAGCACATTAAATATCGGTACCAAAAAAATTACATCAATAAAATCAATAGTTAGTGCAAATACTAATGCAGGATTTAGTATTGTGAAATATGAAGGAACTGGAATTTCTACATCAAAAGTTGCTCATGGGTTAGGAGGAACACCTGAAATGATTATTCATAAAAGAATTGATGGTACTTCAGCATGGATTGTAAACCATCATAATTTAAGCAATGGATATGAAACATATTTGCAAACAACAGGAGCACAAACAAACAGCATGGGTAATGATGGTGGTATGCCAAACGGTACACAAAATGCTACAACACTAGGATTTCAAGCAGGAGCAAGTACTACTAATAATGTAAATACAGATGGAGCAGAATATATTGCTTATTGTTTTAGAGGTATATCAGGGTTTAGTAAGTTTGGAACTTACACTGGTAATGGAAGTGCAACAGGCCCAACTGTAACTACAGGATTTCAACCTAACTTTGTAATGTTAAAAGCAATAAGCAGAACAGGAAATTGGGTAATTTTTGATTCTGTAAGAGATACTGATACAGTAAAAGATAAAATTCTTTGGCCAAACCAAAATCTTGCTGAAGTAGATTTTAATGGTGCAAGAGCAATACAATTTTTAAGTAATGGCTTTCAGCTTAAGAGTGGAGGGAGTGATGATATAAATGACAATAATGAAACTTATATATATGCGGCATTCAAAATAAACTAAAACGCGTAATATATAAAAAATACAATTAAATCAAATTCAATGACTTATGAAATTAAAGAAAAAAGAGCTTGATAATTTAAAAGCTTTAGTAGAAAAAATGTCTACAAAACAAAACGAAATTGGGTTAAATACTATTAATGGTCATAAATTAGCCCATGCGTTTTCACAATTAGAAATAGAATTAAATACTATGAAAGCTGGTTTAGAAGAAATATATGGCAAATGCAATATAAATGTTGAAACCGGTGAGATAGATAAAATTGAATCAAATGAAACTAATAAGGAAGATTAGTATAGGAAGAGATTATAAAGATAATGCAATGCACTATCAAATTGGTCAAGAAGTTTATGGTAACCATGTAATCACAAATATATTAGAAAAAGATACAGATTACGAAATATATATTAAAAAGAATAAAGAAGTATTACTTTGGAAATCTTTTAATAAAAACATGGGAATAAGTGTAGAGTATAATTTAGATTATGAATAACCCATACGCTTTAATAATACAACCAAAAGAAAACCGCTATAAAAACACCAAAAAAGTATCCGATAAAAACTTAATCCTAAACACGTCAATTAGTGACCATAGGTATGTAAGTAAAGAAGCTATAGTAAAAGCCCTCCCAGGAGCGTTTAAAACGCCTCTACGCGAGTCTGATGAAGTATTAGTACATCACAATATATTCAGAAGGTTCTATGATGTAAGAGGAAATGAAAAAAATAGTGGTAATTATTTCAAAGAAGATATGTATTTTTGTTACTTAGATCAAGTGTACATGTATAAAAGAAATGATAATTGGATAGCAATGCCCGGATACTGTTTTGTAAATCCTATACAATCAGAAGATAAATGGGAAAACAAAGAAGAACCATTAAAAGGTATTGTAGTTTACACAGACGGCACAGATTTTGTAAAAGAAGATGAGCTAATAGGTTTTACGCCTTACTCAGAATTTGAGTTTATAGTTGGTGATAAAAGGTTATATAGAATAAAATTAAATGATATTTCAATAAAGTATGAACACAAAGGAACAGAAAAACTCTATAATACTAGCTGGTTATAAGGCTGTAAAAGAGTTAATCAAGGTCGCTGAAGAAGAAATTATAGTTGAAGACGCAGCAGATGAACTAGCAGCTGATAGGTTAAAGAATGCAGCAGCTACAAAAAAATTAGCTATCTTCGATGCTTTTGAAATATTAAATAGAATTGAATCTGAAAAAGCAATGCTTGAAAATAAGCCACAAGAAAAGAATGAGGCTTTTAAAGGATTTGCAGAAAAAAGATCTAGATAATGCCATATCAGCAGACATTATATAAAATTATTGAACCTATTAAGCGTACAACAATACATAGGTTAAATAAAAAGAAGTACTGGGAATATGGTTATAACAAAGAACACGATGTAGTTGTTATAAGTAAAACAGGTAAGATAGGGGATATATACGAAATACAAAACCTAAAAATTGCTTTGCCTCTTGCAGAAAACGTGTATAGCAAGCATGATAAATGGATTGCTACAGAGTACCCTAAAGAATTAAAAAATATAAAAACTATATTCGACTGGCAAACGTATCCAGAAGATTTTAAAAACAAGTGGCATGATTACATTGATAAAGAATTTACTAGAAGGGAAGAAGGTTACTGGTTCCGTAATAAAGGGGTTGACACTTATATCACTGGCTCTCATTACAATTACTTGCAATGGTCCAAAATTGATGTTGGGAACCCAGACTTTCGAGAAGCAAACAGATTATTCTTCATATTCTGGGAAGCTTGCAAGGCAGATAATAGATGCTACGGAATTTGCTACCTTAAGAATAGACGGTCTGGATTTAGCTTCATGTCGAGCAGCGAAACAGTTAATCAAGCTACAATCACTTCCGACGCTAGATTCGGAATCTTATCGAAGACTGGTAGCGATGCAAAGAAGATGTTTACCGACAAGGTCGTACCAATATCAACCCACTACCCATTTTTCTTCAAACCAATACAAGACGGAATGGACCGCCCCAAGACAGAGCTGGCCTACCGTGTCCCCGCATCCAAACTCACAAGAAAGTCCATCACCAGTACAACCGCATCCAAGTCCCCCACAGGGACGCTCGAAGGGCTCGATACAACAATAGACTGGAAAAATACAGGGGATAACTCTTATGATGGTGAAAAGTTAAGATTACTTGTTCACGATGAATCTGGTAAATGGGAAAGACCAGATAACATATTAAACAACTGGCGTGTTACTAAAACAACGCTGAGACTAGGAAGTAGGATTATAGGAAAGTGTATGATGGGATCTACTTCAAATGCCTTAGATAAAGGTGGAGATAACTTTAAAAAATTATACAATGACTCAGACGTTACAAAAAGAAACCGCAATGGACAGACTAGCAGCGGATTATATAGTTTGTTCATACCTATGGAATGGAACTACGAAGGATTCATTGATTCTTTTGGATTACCTGTATTCGATACACCCGGAACTCCTGTCGAAGGACCCCACGGTGATAAAATCGATGTTGGCGTCGTAGAGCATTGGGAAAATGAAGCTGATGGATTAAAAGATGATCCTGATGGATTAAATGAATTTTACAGGCAATTTCCAAGAACAGAAGAACATGCGTTCAGAGATGAAACAAAAAATAGTATATTTAATTTACAAAAAATATACGAACAAATAGATTACAACGATGGTGTATTAACATCTGGTGCTGTAACAAAAGGGAACTTTAAATGGGAAAATGGTATTAAAGATTCAAGAGTAATTTTTATGCCAGATTTAAACGGAAGGTTTAATATATCTTGGATTCCTAGTTTAAATTTGCAAAACCATGTAATAACTAAAAATGGGGGTAAGTATCCAGGAAACGAACATATAGGAGCATTTGGATGTGACTCTTATGATATATCAGGTACAACTGATGGAAGAGGTTCAAAAGGTGCATTACACGGATTAACTGTATTTAGTATGGAAGATGCACCAATCAATTCATTCTTTTTAGAATATATTGCAAGACCTCAAACCGCTGAAATATTTTTTGAAGATGTACTTATGGCATTAGTATTTTATGGTATGCCACTTCTTGCAGAAAATAATAAACCAAGATTGTTGTATTATTTAAAACGAAGAGGGTATAGAGGATACTCTATGAATAGACCAGATAGAACAAGAAATAAATTATCTACAGCTGAAAAAGAAATAGGTGGTATACCTAATACATCTGAAGATATAAAGCAAATTCACGCTGCAGCTATTGAATCTTATATAGATAAATTTGTAGGATTACAAGAAGATGGAAGTTATGGAAACATATATTTCAATGCAACACTGAATGATTGGTCTAAATTTAATATAAATAATAGAACCAAGCACGATGCCGCAATAAGCTCAGGGCTTGCAATTATGG